ACCAAGCCGGGGTGCGCCTCGTGGCGAGACGATAGCGGCGTAGTGTTCGCTCTGGTGAGCCGAGATGTCTCGGACGATGACCTCCACCCCGTCCGCAGCGACGACGGGGGCGACACTTGGTCGACCTTCTCCGAGGCGGCGTACTTCTCGGGCGACACTGCCGAGGCGAGGCTTGACACCTACGCGGCGGCGTCCAGCGCGGGCCAGGTCGTGGTTCTCAGTAGGTGGACGGCGGACAGCTCAGACGAAGATCCGCAGTCTCTCGGCGTCGTCTACCTTGGCGGCTTCTCGACTCACACCGGGCCGGCGGCTCACGGGACGGTGAGCTTCCAAGACACCGACTACGTCGCCTTCAACAAGAACACGAGCACGAGCACGGGCGGGGGTGGCTATCTTCCGATCGTGGATCCGCGGCGCGTGGGGTGGACGGCGAGCGGCGCCGGGGCCGACGATCTGGCGAGTAGCGTTCTGAAGATCGACACGACAGCGAACACCCGGTACTTCTTTCGCGAGTTCAGCAGCGGGAACGAGCAGGAGGACGTATTCGCCGAGATAGGGGTCTCGGTCGACGCGGGATCGGGATCGCTGACGGACACAGATGTCGGGTTCCTGATCAGGATCTCTGACGCCTCCAGCTTCAAGTATGAGATCGCAGTCTGCATAGCCGACTCGGGCTGGGCGCTCCGGGACATCACGGCAGGGGCTCAGATCGGATCGGCGATCACAGAGGACATGACAAAGCGGTTACATATCCGCATCGCGATGGACAAAGGGAACGTCAAGACCTGGTATGCCCGTCGCGACCAATTCAGGGAGTGGACCGAGGGTCCTGGGGGCGCCGTGTCCGACGCGGGCGCAAACGCCGACAACTCCCGGGTGACGTTCGGAAATCACAAGACGGGGAGCGACGTCTCGCGATGGGGCTATGTGGGCTACTGCTTCTGGCCGGGACGATGGGCTCCGACCTCCGCGGGCTTCGCGGACTCATGGAGCACCCCGGGAGATCTACACCCGCGGAGCTTCAGTACACAGCCGTCCGAGATCTTCGACAACGTGAAGATCGCAGCGGTCGCCGGCCCGACGAGATACAAGGAGAGGTGGCAGATCGACGCGGACTACTCTCACCCCCTCAGGAACGTCTTTCCGTCGGTGGCTCAGAGCCCCCGGGCGGCGTGGAGATCGAAGGACGCGACGGAGCAGATCATTGCTTGGGACATCTCCGAGCTCGCCTATGGTCACCTCGAGAACCACAGCTTCGGGGTCGTCCTCCTGGGGATCAACTTCAAGACCGCATACCTTGAGAAGTACGCGGCGGGATGGACGACCCTTTGTACGATCAACGCCGCCGAGGGCTTCACCTCTCTGAGGTTCGAGCGGAAGGGGGAGACCGTCTATCCCGAGACCGGAGGGGGGGCTCACAAGGCGGGGCGCTACATCATGTATCAGGAGTTGGAGGGCGGGACCTTCGTCGACTCCACGAACACGAAGTACAGGAAGATCGAGAAGAACTCCGAGGGCGCGTGGACGGAGGAGGCCGCGAAGCACCCGACGATCTTCCTCGAGGGCGCCGACGACACCGAGGCGACGAGCGGAGACTGTGAGATCTGGGCGCCGAGCGCCGCGGGGATCGCCCACTCCCAGTCACCGACCGCCCGCTATTACCGACTGAGGATCCCAGCCCAGACGACTGCGGACGGTTACTTTGAGATCGGCCAAGCCCTGATCGGCCCGCTCGCGATCTTCGGGACACAATACGCGAGGGGGCGGCAGGTCGTGACGCGGGCCAACTCTGAGATCTTCACGCTCCCCAACGGATCTTCAGCAGCTAGCCGAATGGGTCCTGCGGCGCGGGAGGTCGAGTTCTCGTGGACGGACGGAGTCGACGCGACACAGATTAACAAGGACGACCCGGTTCCAGACTATGTAGCGGCCAGTGCAGCCGGCGGCGGGATCGCCTCGGTGAAGGATTCTATCTATCTGATGGATGGGCTGCTCCGACGGCAGGGCGGGGCGGTCTCTCCCGTCGTTTACTTCGCCCGGATCGCGCCGGAGTCTACAGACGACCAGACCAACAACCCGAGGCACTACATCTACGGGAGGATCACGTCTGATCACTCTCGCCAGAACATCCTTGGCGACGAAGAGAAGACCGACGTCGATCGGCTCGGAACGATCACGATCTCTGAGATCGTGTAGCCCATGGCGTTTAGCCTCTCCGACCTCATCGGCAAGGACCTCGTCTGGCTCCTTGACCTCTCCTTTGCGGGGGAGACCTTCTATCTCTCGAAGGATCACGAGGAGGGGACCTTCGACGGGACAACCTACGGATACAGACCCGGGCTCGACTGGGGCGGCGTACTCGAGGACCAGATCGATCTACTCACTGACGCCCCGAGCCCCAATCAGGTGAGCCTGACTCTCTACCTTCAGGACCTCATAGACGTCCCTCAGGCGGTCGCCGACGGGCACGACCTGGCAGCCGCGACGGGGAGGCTCTATCTCTGGGCGCGAGGCACCGCAGAGCGACTCTTGATCATCGACGGGAGGGTAACCGATCCTAGCTACGGGTCGAGCTCCCAGCCGGTAACCCTCGGGCTCGAGGAGAACGCCTTCGACGATCGCGCCCTCTTTCCTCCGGCTCTCGCCCAGATCACTTCGACGACCTGGCCCAGCGCGAGGGACTCGGTCGACCTCGAGAGGTATCCTTGGATCTTCGGGCACCCGGGAGACGGGGCAATCTACGGAAGCCCGGGACTGTGGATCAATACGGACACGCTCTTGATCGCGGGGCACCCAGTAACGACCGGGACGGGAAACACCGTGGTCGTCCGGAACTCAACGGACGCGACCAGCCTCACCCCGACGATCACGGCGAGCGAGGACGGCCTCGGGCTTGACGTGACCGTGGTCGATATCTCCGCAATGTCTGGCAGCGATGAGGAGGACGAGTATTGGATCGAGTGGTCGACCAGCGGAGCCGGGGGTATCGCAACCCACGACGGGACGGTATGCCGCGGGGCGGGTGACGTCCTTCGGTTTATGATGGAGCAGAGCGCGGTCCGCTGGGACCAGGGGCGGATCGCTGCAATCGTCCCGGCACTGAACCTCTACAAGATCGACTGCGCGATCGTCGCCAGCCCAGCCCGACGGTTCTCTCCCCTTCAGTGGATCCGAGAACAACTCGTCCCGATCCTGCCCATCTCGGCGAGGCAAGGACCCGAGGGTCTGTACTTCGCGCTCTTCCGTTATGACGCCTCCGCCGCCGACGCTATCGACTCGATCGACGTTCAGCTGCTCGAGGCGTCCAGGGAGGGCGCGGTCGCGTATAGCTCGCCCGACGAGATAGCTAACGAGATCCGCCTCTCCTATGCCCCCTACGCCAAGGAGGACAAGCCGGCCCGGACCTTTGTTCTGACTGGCGACGACGAGACGCTGGCGCAGAACTCCAAGGCAGTGAGTAACCTCGCGTGCCGCATCAGCCGGGATCGCTTCGGGCTTCGAGAGAAGGAGGTCACCGCCTCGGCTATTTATGACAAGCCGACAGCCGGGAGGATCTGCCACTGGCTCGCCTCCGCCTACGCCCTTCCGTCGAGGACGATCGCCTACAGTGCGGCTCCGAAATATGGTTATCTCGCGCCGGGAGATGTGGTAACTCTCACCGACGAAGAGATCGCGGCAACGGATCTCGTGTGTCTCGTGGACTCGGTGACGTGGAGCGAACAGGGATCGGTGGGGCTGATCCTAAGGGCGATCGACAACCCGGCTCGCGAGACTTTTCAGTGCAACCCGTAGCCCCTCACCTGTAGGTTAAAGTATGAGCGCGGTTCAGATCCTCGAACAACTCCCGACGATAATCCTCATCGTAGGAGGCTATGCCCACTTCTACTCGATGGGGCGCGAGCTGCGAACGAGCACGAGGAGGATCGAGGTAATGCTCGCCCAGCACACTCACGACGACGACGGTCGAGTCCGGGTGCCGGTCACCAATGGAACCGGAGCCGCCGCCGACGCATGAGCACGATCCGCCGAGGAAGTCGCGGCGAGCTGGTCAAGTCTTTCCAGAGGTTCCTGATCAGCCGCAATGCGATGGAGCCCCCAGCTGACGGGATAGCCGGAGCCCTCACCGACCGGGGGATCCGCATCTTTCAGGGGGCTGCCGGCCTGACGGTCGACGGGATCGCCGGGCCGAAGACCCAGGCCGCGGCGAAGGAGAGAGGCTGGGATCCAGCCAACACGATCCCCGAGATGGTCGCCCAGGTCGCCACGTCCCTAGGCATCGAACCCGAAGCACTCGAAGCCCTGCGCCACGTCGAGACCGGATCGCGCAGTCGGCCAGACCTGACCCGCTTCGAGCCCCACGTCTTCTTGAGGAAGCGCCCAGACCTGAAGGGGCAGATCCCCTACACTCGAGGATCTCGCGGAGCGTGGAGCACCACGGCAGCAGAGACCAACCGCGCCGCATTCGATCACGCCTTCAGCCTCGCACCCCAAGACGCTATCGAGTCCACGAGCTGGGGGCTCTGGCAGGTCATGGGCTGGGCTCTCCTCCGCCACTGGCCCGACCCCACAGAAGCAACGCTGAACTTCTTCGCCTCGCCGGAGGCTGTGTCCTATGCCGTCTTCGCTACCTGGGTGCGGGAGAACCCTAGGTTCCTCAGCGCGATCCGTGATAAGGACTGGGTGAGAGTCGCCAGGATTTACAACGGCAACGGACCAAACGTCCTCCGCTATTCGTCCGCAATGCGGGAGGCATACGCTAGGATCGCCGGGACTGAATGAGGAAGCAGCGAGCCGAAGACGTAGCGGTCCTCCTGTGCCTGATCGCTTTGGTCGTCGGCCTGTTGATCGCTCGGTCTTGCCTGGGGATAGGACCCCAGGACGGACGACCAACCGCGCCCCCCGAGAGCTTCTACCAGTGAGGAACTATGCAGCAATTCGCAAGTAAGAAACTCGCAGTTACGATCCTGATCGTGCTCCTCGTCGCCGCGTCTGACGTGTTCGGGTTCCAGCTCGAGGACAAGACGATCGAGGCAATCATTACGATGGGCCTCGGGCTCGTCGGGGGTCAGTCTCTCGTCGATGTCGCGGGGGCTATCCGGTCAGGCCGGAAGGTCGCGGCAGTGGCAGAGGAAGTGGAGGGATCGATCGATGGGTGACAGAGAGAAGAGGCTCGCTCGAGAGCGGGTCGCCGCAGGTTGGATCCAGAAGAATCATGGGCCAATGGCTGGCCTTTTCGAGGAGGTCGCCCGGGACATCGGCGCCGAGCTCGTCGGCCTCCCCAAGGCAACAAGAACGGCGAGGATGGCGGCGGAGATGGCGTATCGCCTCGACGCGATGACCGACCTCTCGGGCTTCAACCCACTGGCGGAGGCTCTCGACTATTTCGGCTACTTCCTCGGATCTCTGATCTTCCTTGCCATCGTTGACGGGATCAACTCGGCAGCGAAGAGGAAGAAGGAGAGACTCGGGAAGCTCAAGAAGCGACTTGAGGAGAAGGGGCCAAGGATGGCGAGGCTCGCCAAGACCCGCCTCGAACGAAGGATCAAGAGACTGGAGCAGGGATCATGACGACACGAGCAAAGCAAGCAATGATTCTCGCGGTGATTCTCCTCGCCGCCATCCTCGCCGCTTGGCTGGGAGGTGGAGGCGATGAGACCGCCACAGACGACGACGACAGCGCCGCCGCCCCTGTGCCCCCTGACGACGACGACAGCGGCACAGATGACGACGACAGCGCGGACGACGACGACTCAGCCAAGTAGAGAGCCCCCGAGGCTTGCGCGCCCCGAGGGCTCTCAGTGCCGCCAGGAGGTCAGGGGCGGCGGAGGATGGCGGCGAGGATAGCATCCCCCACGACGCGCGCGAGGGTGGGCGGGACAGCGTTGCCGACCTGTCGATACTGGGCCGACTTTGTCCCCCGGAACGGATGCCCGGAGGGGAAGCCTTGCAGGGTGGCGCACTCTTCGACGGTGAGGCGGCGGCGACCTGTCGCTAGGTAGAGGGCGTCGGAGGCCTTATGCACCCTCTCGGTAGCCGCCCCGG